TTCTGAGTCTTAACAAACCCAGATACCCATTGAGGCGCTAATTGATACGCCTTAGCGAATAACTCCTTACCCTGCTCTGGATTTTTTGACGCTTCAGCCAAAAGAGATGCCGCTTGAGCTTGATTCTCTGATTGTTGCTGCTGTTGCTGCTTTTGGTTGCGCATTCGCATTACGTCCGCAACGGTATTACCAAGCTGGGCAAGGCCTAGGTATGGGTTTGATTGCTGCTTGAGCGCCATAATTTCTGATAGTGTAGCCATTAGCCTGTCGCTCCATAAATGTTTGCCATTGCGTTAATTGCTGGCAGGTATTGATTCAACCCGCCCCCAGTCATTGCAGCCTGTTGTAATTGCAGATTGCCAAGATTTGATAAGGCATTTTGAGCCCCGCTCTGAAATTGGCCTTGGGCCTGTAGCTGTGGCCCGAACGTCTGAAATCCAATGTTTGCGCCTTGTGTCAGGTTTGCCAACTGCTGATTATATGCGTTAGAGCCAAGCTGACTGCCAAGCTGTAGAGTTTGACGAGCTAGTCTATCTTGCGTGCCGCTTGCTCCTAGTGAACCTGTGGCCGCTGCCGATTGCAGTAATTGGTTGGTGGCCTGCTCTTGTAGCTGCTGGTACTCACTGCCCTGTAGGTAATCCTGCATAAACTGTTCGCGGTATTCAGGGCTTAGCGCTTCTGTTAGCTGGGGGAGAAAGTCGGCACCAGCCTCACGATATGGGGCGATAGCCGATACAAAATCCTCATACTGTGTGCGCATAAGATCGGTAAGCTCTTGCTGTTGCACTGCTTGCTCATCTAGCGCTTCCTCAATGGCCTCTTGCTGATCTGCATTAGTCACCCAGTCTTCTAGCTCTTCGCCTTTTTCCTTAGTCCAATCACCAATCGGCTTCTGTACCTCGTACATGCCGCCAGTGCCTAGGTTTAAAAGCCCTGTGGATGTTGTGGGGTCAAAATCAGATAATTCTATGTCTGGCTTATCGCACATGGTAGACAGCTCCCGTCTTAATTAAATTTAAACTCGCCGCCAGCTCTGAAAACTCGCTTTGATTTGTTCCTGTGGATTGACTTAGGCTAATTGACTTAGCGCCGTTATTTTTTGCCCAGTTGATAAAGGTATTTATGGCACGTTTAGCCGCGCCCTTTCCTCTATGTTCTTTTTTTGTGTAAAGCAAAATATCTGAGGCGCACTTGTCATTATTAAACCATGGTTGATATATGTGGCCCATCATCAAACAGCCATCATGAAAATACAGAAACCCACTTTTAGACACACCATCTATAAACCGCTTAATTTTATCCTCATCTGGCTCAAACTGGTTGTAAATGGTCTCATCCCGCATTTCCATTATTGTGCTGTATATGTCATCAAGGGAGGTTCGCCCCTGTGTCGAATGTTGTTCCATCGTATAACCTACGCCACTTATCAACCCCACCGACTACCGCCGCTTCGTATGTCCCAGAATCGAGAAAAAGAAGGCCGATTTTATTTGCTGGCAGGCTTGGGAATATTCTTACTCCCGATACCTCGCGGCAGTCGGTGACTCTATAAACTGTTGGAATAGATTTTAAATCATCTTGAATAGATTGTAACCAATTGAAGAAGCGATATGCACCACCGAACGTATTTAGCTCATCAGTGCTCAATGCGTTTTGATCTATATTCTGCATTATGACCCGCCCTTACTTGTTCTAGCTAATAGCTTTAGAATCCTTGTCGGATATGGTGACATGACCCGCAGCATGACTGTAAATGCCTGCTCGACATAGCCAATATTGAAAAACCTAGTGCGTTGTTTATAGTTGCCAGCCCCACCAACATTAGAGCTACGCTCCTGCTCAAATGAGTTGCCAAAATCATAACTAACAGAAAGGTTTATTTTTGATTCAGACCAACCACTAACAGGCTCGGAATAATCCACCTCGCAAACTGGCTCCAGCTCGCTAACAATCATCCTGTCATTATTTGCATTGTACGGCGAGCTAATCATTTTCCGCTCTACCAATTGTCCAAGCTCATACCCGCTATCAATATTCTTCTCACTGATGTTAGTGTTAAATGAGCCATCACCATTATCAGTCCATGTATCAGAAATGAATAACGGCCCTTCTGGGGTTAGACCATACCCGACACAATCCCAGTTATCCCGTCCTTGTGTTTTTCGCTCATGCCATACCCCTGTTGATTCGCTGTACACCAAGCATATATTTGGCATGTTAAATACAATCAAATCTTGGTTGTCGTCTGACATTCTGAATACAGGTATGTAGTCCGGCCATTTTAATGCATCGCCGTTCGAGGTTGGCCCAAATGTATCGTAAACCCCATTTAGGTTTATTTGATAATCGATCTGATCACTGCTGATTTTTTGCACCCCTCCGCCTGACAACCTATAAACCCCGTAATTATTAGAGTCTGTTTTGCCAATAAAATAGATTCCATTCGGAGTTCTAACCTTTGATTCAGGCTGATAAAGTCCAACATCTACAGAACCCACCAATTGATAAGGAATGTCAGTGTTAGCAGTTACTTGGTAAAGGTATGTTTTTGTTTCACCAAAAACGTATAGTGTATTTGAGTGAACCTCAATGCCCTTGAGCAATCCATTATTTCCATCTGGTGATATGAAATCCAGATTAGACGCTACTGGGCTTGTTAATTCACTATAATAAACCCTTGGGTTTGACGTGTCGTAATTGCAATACAAAAACCTACCACCAAAAAAGGCAACATCCACAATAGGCCTGTTGGATAGAGCACTATCATGGAGCTGGAAATTAAAAGCATTTCCAGTTGCATATTGGATGTAGTAATTGTTTGACGATGTCGCCCAATCAATTCGCCCATAACCAATTATAACAAGAGTATTTGAAGAATTAGCAATCCTCACTCGCTCGTTGTTTGGTTGTACTGTGTCGGCATCATATTTTAATAGCCTGCCCTCAGTGATAGTGTTGCTTACAGCTACAACAGCCTGATCTTTAACATAAATACAAGATGGACGATTAGATAGTGTCCACTCAACTGAATTGGACTTAACCTTGTTTGACACGTCTATGTTTGTCAGTGCAAGCGGATTGAATGTCGGGTCAATGCTTTTCCCAGAATCCCTTCCACACGTTGGCATCAGGGAGAACTGAGAAAGCGCGCCACTATCTGACACCCTAGGGATGAAATTAATACACCGCCGATCAGACAGTTTTTTTGATTCACCGGAATAGAAGCCAGTTAGTGGCAGCTCTTGCATTATCGTTCACTCAATTCAATAAATGATTCTAATTTTACAGTAAAAGAAGAAGAACCTGTAATATTTGCGATCTGAACCTTGATATAGTCGTTTGCGTCAAGGTCAATTGATTTAACAATGTTAAAGAATGCAAGATCATCTGCGCCAACTAGGTTATTCACTGGTTTTGTCTGAGTCACAACATCAACAAACCCGCTCGCCGAATTGTCCCACTTCACCACCTTTAATCTCAACGCCGTTCCATTTGTGCCGCCGACAGTGAAAAACAGATTTAACTTATATCTGCGAGGGTCAAATCCATCATGGCGCAATAATCCATTACTGGGGCTGGCGAAGTGCTGTAGATCAGACGCGGTAAACGTGCTAGATACATCGTAAAACGTATTTTGAACTACTGGGGTGTTTTCTGTTTCACTAGATACGGTTAGCGTTCCGCCCTCATATGTGTTTTCTAATCCTACGTTATCGCGCCATTTGGACTTTAGGCTGGACGCGCTTACGTTTGGTGTCATTGCATCATCTGTAGGGTCTGCAACACCATTCCTAGTTATAATGGCTCCCTGAACTTGAATGGTTGATGCGTTATTGAAATTGGACTCCGAGAAGTCAAACAGCCCCGCCCCTGCTGGAATGTCCGCATTAATATCAGTCAGAAACCGACTATTCATGCTAAACCCTGCACCAGCTTTAAATAGATAACCAGTGAAGTCAGACGCAAGCCCACGAACGATGGAAGTAGTACACCGATAGCCGCCAGACCATGACCCCTTTAGCTCCAACTGAGGATACCCGCCAAAACGTCCCGTTTCAGACTCAAACCCCTGACGGTATCCATCCAAATAACCAAGTGATTTGCATCCATTATAGTTGATCGTTTGAATCTCAAAT